TGATAAGTAATCTTCTTACGTTGATTCTATCTAATGCTGAAGCCTTATCTTGCAATGTCTTCTGTCCAAATGCTACAATACCTTGTCCAGGGAATGCTGCGATTGGGTTTACTTTATTCTCATATAGAGTGTCTCTTTCAGAATGTGTTAATCTATTCAATACACTAACTGCTCCAATGATACCACCTCTATTTAAACCAGCAGGTGCGAACCATTCTGCCGCCAATCTATCGTTCTGAGCGTAAACCGCTGGAAGTAGAACTGATGGAGGAACAGTTGTTAATTTGTTTGTATTGTTATCTACTGTCTTAACCCAAGGGAAGTAAGTACCAACATAGTTAGAATCTACTTCGGCCGCTTGTTCGGTTGCTGTTGTGATGTCCGAATCAAAATCAGTAAAATCTGCAATATAGAAACAATCTTGTCTATCTTCTACCATATCGATTACTTTTTGAGTAACCGATGGATGGAGTTCTCTAACGATACCAGGAGTTACAACTAAATTAATATCATATTCATCCGAATTTGATATAGCGTTAATTGCTTTTGTATATGCCAATGAACCATTAGCAGATGCGTTTGAACAATTGAATCCTTGAGTATTTGAGTTACCCCATATAGGCTGATTATTTATATCTCTATCACCAGCTTTAGCAGGTTTTACAATTGGATTAGAACCATCAAATCCAAATTGGAATGCTAATACAAATTGTCTCTTAACCATATCATCGGTTTTAGAACCTGTCATTTGATATGATAATTGAGAATCAAATGCAAATGCAGTATTTAAACCAAACTCTGCATCTACCGGTATTGGTTTCAAATATTGTTTGTTATCAATAGTTGAGAAATCAAAACCAGAGAAGAAAGTTGGAGTTGATGCTGTGTTATTTGCAGATGCTGTTACATAAGTTACCGGAGGAACTGTTTGTGCTATTGAATTACTATTACAATATACTGGGTTTGTGTACGGGTCATGTCCAAATGGTGCTGCTGATGTTGGGAATTGACCTGGTAGCTTTACTACAACTCTTATATATTTTGATTTGTTTGAGTAATCGCCATTTTCAGTTATTTTTCCATCAGGTGCAATCTGATTCCATCTATCACCAATTCTCTTAGCTATATAGTTAGGAGATGATGGGTCAAGGTTTACATTATTAAATGTTTCTAATACAGTCTTTCTTTTATCAGTATCAGAATATGCTCTTACAGTCACAGTAAATGTTGAGTAATCAGTTGAGCCATCTTCACCAGCTGCTTTTACATTAGAAATACCAACTTTAATTTTAGTATTATATAATGTACCATGTCCTAATGTTACAAATTTGAAAAGGTCAAATCTCTCACCACTTATAGCTTGAGAAACTACGAACGGAGTTTCTGCTTCTTTTGCATCAAATGCAAAATTTTGTGTAGGTAACACCTCACCACTAATTACAGTTTCACTTAAAGCAGAACCAGTATAATTAGTTGTTGAATCTTCGAAATAAGCGTAAGTATATGCTACCTTTGAACCGTATGGAGATTGTCCAAATACATCAGAAATATCATTCGGAGAAGATGGGAGAATAGATGCATTTGATGCAGATATTCCACTTCCTAATATAGAAAATGATCCCGATTGAGCCACCGAATCAGTTACAACTGCCGATGGAAATCCAGGTGATTGTGCTACCGTAGTAGTACCAAATAATACACCAATCATTTTTCTACCTAATCCAGCAGAACCAGATGCCATAATTGCTAAAGGAGCTGCTTGTTGGTATCCACCAACACCGGCTACTCTTACAATTGTTGCTGTTCCAGCCTCTCTTAGATAGTTTTGTACTGCATATTCAGTATAATAAGTTCCATCAGGTGTTCCGAAGATTTCTTCAAACTCCGATTGTGTTCTCACAATAGTTGGAACGAATGCAGGTCCTTGCTTAAAAGGTCCTACGAATGCTGCTCCAATTTCTCCTACTCCTTGTGCTAGGAATGATAGGTCATTTTCTCTTGTGAATACGCCAGGTGATACGATTCTTTCTGCCATTTTATTTCTCCAATTTGTATTTTAGGTTTGTATTTATTAATGTTATAAAAATACACATATAAATATAATGAAAAGACCCAAAACACAATTTTAATATTAATGTTTGGGTCTTTTTAATATTTCAACTAAAAACCATTATTCTGGTTGCGCTGTAAAACGTGCTTCATTAGCAAGTGGGTCAGGTGTTACTGAACCAGATAATGAACCAGTATACCAAGGTAATTCATTTTCATTTACAGTGGTAACAGTATATTTCTGACCATCAATATCTTTCTGAATTCTACCAATAATATGATTCCAATAGTTTGTAGATGGATTAGAACCACTTACATGATTTTTAACCCATCCTAATACTTGTTCTTGGGTAAGTTCATCATAAGATGTAAATGAACTAACGTTTACATTAGCTACTGGAAATGGTGTAGCTCCTTGGAAACTAGCACTGTATCCATCTTCATCTGTTACTTTTACTTCCCATTGAGTGCCAATAATAACACCCTCAAGTCCATTATAATTTTGCTTTTTTAGGTTCTTAAGACTCCATTGTTCTGTATATCCCATAGTATGTTTCTTTTATGTATAAATATGTGTATTTTTTAAAAAAGGTAACCAATTGTTATTTGTTTATAAAATCATAAACTATTTTCTTTAATTTTTCAATTTCTAAGGTTTGTTTTTCTATAATTTCTTGTTGTTCTTTAACCGATTGTATAAGTACGGGAACAATCTTTTCTAATTGAACTGTCTTATAGTGTTCTCCACTTATAGATTTACCATCTCCTAACGCATCAAATGGTGCCGGTTTAATTGCTTGTGGTATTACCTTTTCAACTTCTTGCGCAATTACTCCAATATCATGTCTATCAATTGGATTAAATCCTAACGAATCAACCATCTCTTTCCAATCAAAGTAAACACCTCTAAGTTCTTTTAACATAGATAGTGCATTAGGAATTGTAGTAATGTTTTCTTTCAATCTTTCATCCGATGAATATGCAACAACGTTACCGGCTGCATACATATCACCACTAGCGTTTAACTGCCATCTATTATTTGACATTGACCAGCCACCAATACGAATCCAGTTATCACCATCCAATCCCATATTAGTTGCAAATACACCGGTCTTATGCCAAGATAAGAACGCAGAGTTATTACCTTCCGAATATGCCTGTAAGTTGGCAGTATCGTTCATATAATAACCTCTATTTACATTGAATTGGAATTGGTTATTTGATTGAGAGAATCCACCATTGGTATTTGTATATCTAAACCTACCATCACCGGAACTTCCTCCAAAATAATAACCAGTATCATTTCTATCATAGAAGATTTGTGCCTCTATTGAGTTTTCAACTAATACAACGTTACCATTGTGCCAGTTAAGGTACATTGGATAACCATTACGAGAATCAATGTGTAAGTTACCATTAGATGTGAACATACTTGCCCAACCATCAACTCTACTATTCGTACCAACTCTTAGGTAAGCACCCCACCACCAGTTAGGTCCATGTAAAGTACCACCTCTAATTCTTAAACCTTGGTCATCCGTATTATGTGGGTCTAAATAGTATCCAGTATCTTGGTTATCATAGAATATAGGTCCTCTTACAGAACCACCTGCTTCGGTATATCCATCAAAGTATGTACCCCAAGATGTTGTTACTGCTCTACGAGAACCAGCCCAATAAAGGTTTAGTTCAGCACCACTCATATACCATATCCAACCCCTAGCACTATCATGTAAACCAACGTTATCACCACCGGTACTCATAAAGGTATATCTACTTTGTATGCCCCATCCTTGCCATCCGTTTCTACCGCCAGCATAGGTTGTTATGTTACCATAAGGATTACCCTCACATTCAGGCATCCACATACCTCTACCATACGAATTCCAATATACACCGGTACAACCTTGTGGCCTAAACCAATCATTTGCCATTACATAGGCAAGTTGTGATGTACCATTAGGGTCTACATAATATCCAGTATTTTGGTTATCATAGAATATGTTTGCTCTTACATCACCAAAGTTAGTAGCAGAACCACCACCACCATTCATACCACCATACAACCAGTTATATCCAGCTGAATAGATACCATTTGGATGCCAAGATGCGTTACCAGTTCCACCTACGTTACCATTACCTCTATATGAGTATGAATAAACTTCCCATAAATTACTAGTACCATTAGGGTCTAAATAATATCCGCTATTATTTGCATCGTAATATCCACCAGCATATAACCAGCCACCACTACCATCGTTACGGTCATGCATTGCAATAGTTGTCCAACCAGACCAACCACCCCAGGCATTTCTAAACCTCAAGTTACTTATCGGTCCACCAACTAATTGCCAACCAGTGTTACTATTTCCACCATACGCATAATGGAACGCTTGTGTACCAACCCAATGCGATGTACCAGATGGTTGGTTTCCAGGGTTTGACCAAGAATCAATAAAGCCCGAACCCCAAGATGCTACTGTGTTCATATCAGTAGTTCCCCATCCCATTGAACCTACCCAATAAGCCGTATCTGAAGTATAATCATTTCTACGGAAGTTACCTCTACCGGTCAAACCGATTCTCATTTTAGAGTAATCATCTAATCCATTCCATCTACTATCACCATCACCATTGAAATAAAATGAAGTATTGTGGTCATATAGAATTGAAGTTCTAACATCCGCATCAAAGTAAACTCCATGTGACTCGGTTACCAATCTACGGTTACCGGCCCAATACATTTGAAGTCTACCACCATCCATATACCATATCCAACCTCTAGCAGTATCATGCATACCCATGTTATCACCACCGGTACTCATTAAGGTATAACGGCTGAATATACCATATCCACCCCATCCGTTTCTACCACCTCCGTTTGTTGCAACGTGTCCATAAGGATTACCCTCACATTCAGGTGACCATAAACCTCTACCATAAGATTGGAAATAGAATCCAGCACAACCTTGTGCTCTGAACCAATCATCTGCGTAAACAGTTCTTAATTGTGTACTACCATTAGGGTCTACATAATATCCAGTGTTGTTACCATCGTACCAAATTCCTGCATAGAACGCACCACCACCAATATTTCTATCGTACAACATTATCTCATACCAAGGATATGTTGAACCACCCCATTTACCTCTTAACCACCAACGGCTTCCAGCATCATGTGCTCCTACCATCATCCAACCATAAGCAGTACCACCACCTGAAGTTGCATAGTGTTGTCCGGATACAATACCTTGAGCGTGAACATAACCACCACCTTGCGGGTGGTCAGTACCACCACCCCAAATATCCCAACCAGAGAATCCACCTTCCCAAGCACTTGCCCAAGTTCCATAAGATGTACCCCATCCGTTTGTACCAGTCCAATGGTTTTGGTCTGATGTAATATCTCTACGATTTCCTCTTTCTCTACCTAAATTTAATGCTCCTCTACGAGTATAATCAGTAAATGCGTATAAGTTAGACGTACCATCCATATTAAGATAGTAACCAGCATTATTATAATCGTAAATGATTACAGGTCTTATACCACCACTACCAGGTACTTGAATTGTATTACTACCCTCACCCATGTACATTGTCATAGATGCGTTATTACCATACCAGTGTTGCGCTTCAACTACATACGCTGAGAAGTCCCAACGAGGTTCATTGTTTACATTGTTTACTAATTTAATTCTATTAGTTACATCATAGTTTCTACGAGATGTTCCAGCTGGGTCATCGTAATAACCCGTATTATCTCTATCATAGAATCTATATGCGTATAAATCAGAACCTAATGTTAAGTTACCTCCAATAAATGCACCACCAGCAAATCCAAAACGAGAGTAAGTTGTACCATTGTTTCTTAATGCCAAATGATGGTCATACCCACTTCCATATTCATAACCCAATCCGTACATATTACCGATTGGCCAGCTTTCACCAATAGTCCAAATTACTTTAGATGATGTACCATTAACATTGTAATCACCCATCATACCACCACTATTTCTACTTACCAAATAGTTACTATACCACATTCTACCGGCAAAGTTACCTTCATTGAAATTAGAATATCCTGCAGGGTTTGCGTAATATCCAGAGTTATCACTATCGTAATAAATTGGAGAATACATTGCTCCTAATCCCTGAACATAATCGTATGCTATTAACCACCCATCAATTCTAAGATTTAAATTACCAGTATCAGAACTCATACGGAATTCACCCGCCGCACCAATAAGGTCAATACCAGATTGAGAATCCCAATGTGTATTAGTTCTCAATCTCATTGTACCACCATTAGCGTATGGCATTCTTATTTCAGAACTAAAGTCACCAAAGAATGTTGAGTTTGAATCATAGTATATTGGAGCTTGTGCGTAATCAACTGATTGATGTATATTACTTCTTAAAACTCTTAAATCACCAGTTATATAGCTGTATGTATCTGATTCAATTGCTGCAGAATATCCTTCGGCAACATCCATTACTCCATCATAATATGCGCCATTTTGTATTTTTCTTAATACAACTTGTCCATAAGACCAAGAAGAACCACCAGTACCAATTACAATACAATATCTACCATCCTTAACACCAAGTCTAACTTGCTTATCAGTATAACCAACTAACGTTGCACCAAAGTTATACCATTGGCCGTTCCAGTTATGTCCACCAACAATTACCGAACATGCATGATTACCATTGTATTCATAAATGTCAACAACCGCATGAATCATACCATAGTTACCAGTTCCACCAGGAAATTTAATAATTACAGCACCAGTTGCACTTGTCGAACCCCAAACTGCGTAAGGTCTACCAATTAAATTTCTTTGTTTAATACCTCCTTGAACTCTTAAAGATGTGGCTGTACTAGCTGGGTCTAAGAAGTATCCAGTATCACTAACATCGTAAAATATAGAACCACGAACTTGCCCTGCTACTGCTAGATTTGATGATAAATACGCCCACCCATTACCATATCCATTTGCTCCATCAATATCTAAAAAAGAAGATACACTTCGTAATCGTAATCCCCAATAGTAGGCAAGTTGTCCCATACCAGGACTATTCCAACCAGCTTGATTGGATGGCCCAAATCCATACCAAGGTGCATCATTTTGTCTATCACCATCCGAACTAGCTACTCTCCATCTATTCATATAGATAGAGTTCATTCTAGAATCACCAGCTGGGTCTACAGAGAATCCAGTATCATTTGAATCAAAGAATATTGGAGCACGCATACTAGCATTAGCTTGCCATATACCATTATTTAATATCCAACCAGCCGTATATGCTGATGTAAAGTTAGAACCTCCAGTACCTCGTCTGAATACCCAACCTCTACCATCACTATCCATTGTAAAATAGGTATTGTAACCATCACCATTACCAGTTGGATTAACGAAGTTACCACCACTTGCTTTGAATCCGATTGCAGAAGTTGTTGTATTACCACTACCCCAGAAAAATATTTGATTAGATGTATCGGTAG